CAGGAAGTGTTTATGACGGTGGATCTTTAGGTTAAGGAGAAACAAATGAGACTTATTAAAGAATTTAACGAAAGTATATCTTATCTCACAGAAGAGAGTAAAGATCCTAAGAAACCTAATGTATTCATTGAGGGTGTATTCTTACAATCAGATTTAAAAAATAAAAACGGCAGAGTCTATCCTAAAGAGATCATGCAGAGAGAAGTAAACAGATATGTAAATGAATCTGTTAACACTAAAAGAGCTTACGGAGAGTTAGGACACCCAGAAGGTCCTACAGTAAACTTAGATAGAGTATCTCACATGATTACATCTTTAAAAGAAGACGGTACCAATTGGATTGGTCGTGCCAAAATTATGGATACGCCAATGGGGCGTATTGTAAAAGAACTTATTAGCGAAGGCGCTCAGCTTGGAGTTAGCTCCAGAGGATTGGGCTCTTTGAAAGAGAGGAATGGCATTAATGAAGTACAAGATGACTTTATGCTTGCCACAGCAGCAGATATTGTTGCAGATCCTAGCGCTCCAGACGCTTTTGTATCCGGTATTATGGAAGGAAGGGAATGGGTTTTTGTTAATGGTAAGTGGACAGAACAAGACATAGAAGAGAGCCAAGCAATTATTAATAGTACTTCTCAGAGAGATCTAGAAGAAGCTAAGATTGCTGTTTTTAGTAATTTTCTTAATAAACTGTCTAAAATATAATAGAAATCTGTATAAATATAAATAGTTTATTAGATTATATTAAAATTTAAATAATCCTAAGAGGAGAGTAACATGGGAGTAGAATCCAAAATCAGAGAACTTCTAGAAGGCAAGTTGCAAGACGATGCTGTAGAAGTACTTGACGAACTAGCGGCTAATCGTCCGTTAGATAAGTCAAGCAATGGAGATGCTAAACCACCCCTACAAGGTAACTCTAATCCAAACCCAGAACAGCAAGACCTTAGCGGTTCAAGCAACCCTGAAGGCGGATTAACAAGCCCAGTAGGAAAGGAAGCGTCAGCTAAAGCTGGTAGTGCCCCTAGACCTTCTAACTCAGGCGCTGGTAAAGCACCTAATTACAACGACGGAGAGGCAACTCAAAGTGTTGTAGCACAATCATCATCTAAAGGTAATGTACATCAGGAAGAAGTCGAAGAGACTGAAGACGAAGTACTAGAAGAAACACCTGTTTCTGAAACTGAAGAAGAAATTGTTGCTGAGGAAGAAGTAGTCGAAGGCGAAGAAGTAGAATATGTTGAAGAAGGCGAAGAAGAAGTTATTGCTGAGGAAGAATCCGAAGTAGAAGCATCTGAAGAAGACTCAACAGAAGAAACTTTATTCGAAGAGGACATTGCTAACTTGTTCGCGGACGAGGAGCATCTTTCAGAGGAATTTAAGACACAAGCAGCATCATTATTTGAAGCTAGTGTCGTAGCGAGAGTCAATGAACAAGTAAATGCTATTGAAGACGAACTTGTTGAAGAAGCTAATAAAGCTTTTGACGAAGCTAAAGAGAAACTTGTAGAAAACATCGACAAGTATCTGTCTTATATGACAGAGCAGTGGATGTCAGAAAACGAGCTGGCTATTGAGGGTGGTTTAAGAAACGAAATTACTGAAAGCTTTATTAAAGGCTTACAGCAAGTCTTCACAGAACATTATATTGATGTTCCAGAAGAAAAATTCGATGTCTTAAATTCTCAAAAGCAAGAGATAGACGAACTAAAATCTAAGTTAGACGAAGAGATTGGTAAGTCCGTCGCAATCAGCGAAGATAGAGAACAACTACAAAAGGAAAGAATATTCCGTTCCGTGGTTGACGATCTAGCTGAAACTGAAGTGGAGAAGTTTGCAGGACTCGTTGAAGGTATTTCATACGACAACGAAGACAAGTACACTTCAAAACTTAATGTTATCAAGGAAAATTATTTTCCTAAAGCGAAAGCTGATGATAGTGATAAGCTAGAAGATAGCGTTGATCAAGGAACTTTAACAGATAACACCGTGATGAGTAGATATGTACAAGGTATCTCTCAAGCAGCGAAGTTTGATAAGGTTAAAAATTAACAATTTTATAAATAATTAGGTTATAAAACATAACAAAGTAAAAACAAGGAGAAACTGATGTATCTTTCAGAAGAACTACAGAAAAAGTGGCAACCAGTCCTTGAGCATCCTGAACTCACAGAGATTCAAGATCCTTATAAAAGAGCTGTTACCACAGTAGTCTTAGAAAACCAAGAGAAAGCACTCCGTGAGGAAAAAGCAGCTCTTTTCGAGGCTACACACGCAAACCAAACAGGTGCAAGCGTTGATAACTACGATCCAATATTGATCTCACTAGTTAGACGTGCTTTACCTAACCTTATGGCTTACGATGTTTGTGGAGTACAACCAATGTCTGGACCAACTGGTCTAATCTTTGCAATGAAATCTCATTACAGTTCACAAACTGGAACTGAGGCTTTATTTAACGAAGCAGACACTGATTTCTCAGGTGCAGGAACACATGCTGGAGCTAATCCAGTTGATGGTACTTACACTACAGGAAATGGCGTATCTACAAGCACAGCAGAAGGCTTTGGAGACTCAACTACACTAAATGAAATGGCATTCTCAATCGAGAAGACTACTGTTACGGCTAAGTCCAGAGCGTTAAAAGCTCAGTACACCGTAGAGCTAGCTCAAGATTTGAAAGCTGTTCATGGTTTAGATGCAGAATCTGAACTTTCTAACATTCTTTCTCAAGAAATTCTTGCAGAAATTAATCGTGAAGTTATTAGAACTATTTACAAAGTAGCAAAAACAGGCTCTGCCTCAACTGCTACAGCTGGAACATTTGATTTAGATGTCGACAGTAATGGTAGATGGTCCGTAGAAAGATTTAAAGGTCTTTTATTTAACATCGAGCGTGATGCTAATGTAATCGCACAAGACACAAGACGTGGCAAAGGGAACTTCATCATCTGTTCATCAGATGTTGCTAGTGCTCTTGCAATGGCTGGTATCTTAGATTACGCTCCAGCATTATCAACTAACTTAAATGTTGATGACACAGGTAATACATTTGCTGGTATATTAAACGGTCGTTACAAAGTATATATTGACCCATATTCTGCTAACACAGGAGCTGCTAGCCAGTTCTATGTAGCAGGTTATAAAGGCACAAGCCCTTATGACGCAGGTCTTTTCTACTGTCCATATGTACCACTACAAATGGTTAGGGCTATTGACCCAAGCACATTCCAACCTAAAATTGGTTTCAAAACTAGGTATGGCATGATCGCTAACCCATTTGTAATGCAGAGTGACGGAACAACTGACGGTGATACATTCACAGCAGACCGTAACCAGTACTACAGATCAGTTAAAGTTACAAACTTAATGTAATTTAGACTTTCTAGAAATAGAATTAAAAAGCCCCACCAAACGGTAGGGCTTTTTTTTGACTTGAATTTATTTTTGATTTACAAATTCGTTTAGTTCCTTAGCAACATTAATAATATCACTAGCTGTGATAATTTCTGCCGGTAGTGGCTGTTTGTTGTTAGGATAATTGTCGTTGTGGGCATGAACAGCATCTGCTTTTCTATGTGCGTTCTGTTCTAAGATTCCTTGTGCTTGACCAAGCAAGTCGGCTCGTATTTCAAAGCCTGATTTATTATCTGACATATTTTTCTCCTGTGTGTGTGTCAAGTCCAAATTTATTTTGGACATACTATATATACAAATGGTATGATTACGCCTTTACATATGGTTCTATAGACTATAATATAAATACTAATATGCGCTATCATGTAATATACAAAAAAGGAACTGTAAAGCCTTTCTATGGTACACAATGGACCAAAAGTCCTAGTTATATTACTGATTCTAATAAACTGTTAGAAATAACAACTATCTCAGATAACGATGCAGACTATAAAAATATTATAACATGGCAACTGAATGATTTACCGCTAACAAGAAAGTTTATAGATTTTTATAAAACAATAAACAACCATGCTAAAAGATTTAAGCCCTGGGGAGGAGAAGAAGACCCTAACAATCTAAGACCTCCTGGATTTAATAATAAAATTAATAGACAAACATGGCACTCATATAGATATCGATTAGAACTTTTTAAAAGTAATTTTGTACAAGACTTTTTAGATAGTCGTGTAAAAATGAACGAACTTATAGATTATTTAAATATAGATCCTAAATTAAAACTTGATACGACATCTATTTTTGGAGAAATAAATAAATTAAATAGACTTCATGAAATATTTGAGAAAGAAGTAGTATTAAATTGGAGAAGGTTCCATAGAAAAGAAATAACAAAACCTCAACACCAAAGTCTTAATGAAGCTTGGGAAGCAGTAAACTATATTGTTCATATGAATGAAAAGACACGAGCATTATCATCTAAGCAGACTGATGAATTTAATAATAATTTATTAAGTGAAGATTTTATGTATTCAACAACTCTTGCAACGGAATATCTCCCGCCTGGCGATTTAGTAAGAAACTTTTTTGAGTTTCCTTTACAAGATGAAGATTACAAACATTTTACATTAAAAAGAACAGGACAAGATTTATTTCTGGACTATGGAACAGTAGGTAAAGACTTATTAGCTTGTTATTCTACCAATGATGTGGAACTAGCATCTGACGAAGAAAAATTATCACAACAAATTACATATAATCCTTGGGTGGGTTATGAATGGCAACAAAAAGAAATTAAATTAGATGAATATAATAAATGGATAAGAGATAACAATATAGATAAAAATATAGATCTTACACAAGCAAAGTTTACACCAGGTAGACATCCATTATCCACAGAATTTATTAGTCACCCTCATATTAAAGATCCTAAAACATTTTATAATGAAATAATAAAGATAACACCATTAATAGATGGATGGTGTATAACTGATGATAATAATCAAAAGGTCTTATAAATAAGAGTAAGACCAGGAGTAAATATGGCATATAGTAGGAAGGTAGTAGATAGATTTGAAGATGTTTTAAATAACCCAGCAGCACACGGAGTAGGAAGGTTTGATCCAAACGATCCTAACATTGCAACCGGAATGACGGGAGCACCAGCATGTGGAGATGTTATGA